GCAGCATTCAAGGGTGTCAATGGTAACGATATCTATGTGATGACGGATTATTATGGCCAGATCGGCGGCGAGACGTTGCCGAATGGTCTGACATTGACGTTGCCGGCGACGGGTTTTCTGACCGGTGGCGTTGGCGTGCCGGCCTTCACCAATCTGATTTCGAGCATGGGTGAAGTCGAATACGAGTACGTCGCGATGCCGTACACCGATTCGACCAGCCTGCTGGCTTGGGAATCCGAGTACGGATTCGAGGACACCGGCAGGTGGGGCTGGATGCGCCAGCACTTTGGCCATGTCTTCAGTTCCAAGCGCGGTGACTACAACAGCCTGCTTAACTTCGGCATGACGCGCAACAGCGGCGTGGTTTCGATCATGGCATTCGAGCAAACGACGCCGTCGCCGATGTTCGAATATGCGGCGGCTTATACTGCCAAGGCGCAACGGGCACTTGCCAACGATCCGGCGCGTCCGTTGCAGACGTTGCAGCTTGTGGGCACGTTGCCGGCGCCATTCCATCAACGGTTCAACTTCGATGAAATCAATGCGCTGGCTTCAAGCGGGTTGGCGATTCAGAAGTGCTGGCCGGGCTCTGGCATGACGCAGATCGCACGGGAGCAAACGACGTATCAACTCAATGCCTATGGTCAGCCGGACGATGCCTATGAACTGGTGACGACGCTGGCGACGCTGGCGAAGCTGTTGCGCAATCAGCGGCAGGCGATCACCAGCAAATATCCGCGAAGCAAGCTGGCGGATGACGGCACCAAATTTGGACCGGGTCAGGTGATCGTGACGCCCGGCATCGCCAAGGCTGAACTGGTGGCGCAGTACAGGAACGACGAGTTCGATGGGCTGGTCGAGAACACGGCTCAGTTCAAGAATTTTCTTCTGGTCGAGCGTGATTCGGATAACCCAAATCGACTCAACGTGCTGTATCCGCCAGACCTGATCAATCAGCTTCGTATTTTTGCGGTGCTGGCTCAGTTCAGGCTGCAGTATGACCGTGGTGTTGATACGGCCATTGTCGGCTTTACCGGATTGTCGGGCGTTGCCGGCGCGGGCGGTGCACTGACCGGTGCGGCGTTCTGATCTAAACCGGAGCCCGTCTTTTGCGGCGGGCTCTTTCATTATTGGAGGACAGGAGAAGCAAACATGGCACTGAAATTTGCGGGTATCGCATTCGTGTCGGTTGACGCGCAGCAATACGCACTGCGTGGCAATCTCACGGTGTCGCCATCGCCGGTCGAACGCACGATGCTCGCCGGTCAGGATGGTGTTCACGGTTATCAGGAATTGCCGCGCGTGCCGTATATCGAAGGCGACTTCTCGACGTTGCCGGGATTCAGTCTGGAAACGCTGCTGGCACAGACCGATTCCACGGTGATTGCGCAGTGCGCCAATCAGTACGAGTATGTGCTGCACAACGCCGTCGTCAAAGGCGGCTTCGAGGCCAACACCCGTGACGGACAGGTCAGGGTGCGCTGGGAAGGCGTCAACTGTGAAGAGATTGCACTATGAACAAGCCTGAACGGGAGGGTTTCGTCGACAAGACTCCGGTCGACGAAGTCAAGATCGACGCTGCGTCAGAAGAAAAAGACCGAGAGGTTGAAATCGAACTTGTGCCAGAGTGGCCGATGGTGATCAAGCTGCTGCACAAGCCGATCCAGAAATCACGCACCGAAGTGCTCAACGAGATCACGTTTCGCGAACCGACAGCGATGGACATCATTCGCTGTGGCGGCAATCCGTGCCGAATCGAAGTCACCGAAGTGTCGGGTGGTCGGGTGATCTACAATCCGGTCATCGATGATAAGAGAATGTTCATCCTGATGGCGAATCTATCCGGTCTGATCGAGCCGCAACTGCAGAAGATGGACCCGCGCGATTATAATTCGTGCGCGTATCGGCTGCGAAGTTTTTTTCTGCCGGAACAGGGGGTCTGGTAGAAAGCGGCCTTGAGCCGGACTCTGACGAAGTCGTTATCAATTGTTATCGACTGGCGGATCGGTTCAAGCAGAATCCGACTGTGTTTCTGGAAATGCCGCTTTCGCAAATCAGCATGCATCTCACTTATACAGTCAAACTGATTGAGGCCCAGCGCGCTGCGCGCGAGCGTCGTGAGGATGATGACGGCTAAGCAATGCCAGAACAGGAAGAATTAAAACTTGTCGTAACGCTTGACGATCAGGCGTCGGCAAAACTTGCCGGTCTGCAAGCTGCATTGTCCAAGCTTGGCAGTGCATCTGGCGGAATGGGCCAGATGGGAGCGCAGGCGCAGACTGCAGCAAAGGGCGCGGAGGTTTTGCAATCATCACTGACGGCTCTAGCGAGTCGTGCCGGGTTCATTGGTGGTGTTGTCAGCGGCGTTACGTCTGAACTGACCAAGATGGGGGTGGAGATTCTGAAACGGGCAACCGATCTTAATAGGTTGTCATTGGAGATGAATGCTCTTTCTAATTCTGCGCGTGGAATGGGCGTGTCGGTGACGCAGCTAGAATCCGATCTGCATCGTTTTCGTCAGGTTGGTGTTTCGGTCGAGAGTGCGACTCGGCAATTGCAGAATTTCAATGATGCGATGGCCGATCTGTCAACAGTTCAAGGTCAGGTGCGCAGCAAGATAATTAGCGGTGGCTTTCTTCCGTTTGAACAGATGTCGCGATTTCTGAAAGAAAGTGAGGTACTCAAGCCGGAAGAACAGCTTAAATTTTGGTCGAATGTGACCAAGGAAGTGGAGAAGTATAATACTGCACGGTACGGTTCGCAGGAGGGCGCAAAACGCACGAGAGAATTTCAACAACGGGCATTCGGTACGGAAAATCTTCAACTACTTCTCGATCAGCAGGAAAAAATAACTGCTGAGTACACCAAATATAAAAACATCCGCGACGACGACACCAAGGTTCACGTCAAGCAGATTGCGGACATCGATAAAGCCTATGGCGACATTGCCGATGCGCTAGGTGGAATTGTGATCCACCTTGGTCTGGCAACTGGCGCGACGACTGTATGGCAGGGCATTGTCGAAGGCGTTGCTCATACGCTTCAACAAGTTCTTGTCGACATGAAGCATCTCGAAGACATCCGGTCGGGCAAGGTCACATCCAAGACTCCGTACACAGCGCCAGAGGGAACGCCGGATTACAATACGGCGATGCCGCAGCCGTTCATGAGCGGTGTTGTTGGTGGCGGCGGCGGTGGCAATTGGGACAGTCGCGGATTTACGCGTAGTGGCGGCGAGTTCTGGCGCAATCTCAAAGGACGCAGCGACGTTGATATCGAAGATCGTCGCGATCTTGATGAGAACACCGAAGAAACTAAAAAACTTACCAATGAACTCGAACGACTCAACGACACTTTGGAGGGACGTAGCGCTACTGGCGGTTGGGGCGGTGGGGTTGGTGGCGGCGGCGGCGGGCGTGGTCCGATGTTTGGTCCCGGTATTGGACCGGGCGCGGGTCCGAGTGATCGCGGCGGCGACGGCGGTGGCGGCGGCGGTGGTGGCGGCGGCGGTGCTGGTCCTAGTCCCGGCTCACCGGCAAAAATGAATGATGAAAGAGGGGTACCGGTCGATCCCGAAACGATGAAGGAAGCCGAGACGCTTGGACGTGCAGGCGATGTCGGCGGCTTGCAGAAATTATTTGCGAGCAAGGGCTATCGCATGGGTGGCGCGGCTTGTGGCATCGTTGCCGGTGCGTATGCGAAATCGGCTGGCTTTAAACCGCCCGAAGGCGGTGCAGTTGCCACCAACTGGCGTAAATGGGGTGTCGAAGCAACTCCGGAGGATATCAACAAAGAAGGCCATCCATTCGGTTCGATGGTTGGCGTCTCTAAACTCGGGACGTATGGCAGCGCGAGAGGGCGGCCATTAGCAACAGGTCAAACTGGCGGTCATGTGATGCAGGCTATTCCCGGCACCTATGATCCGAAAACGGGCACGGCATTATTTGTTGATCAGTATGGCGGCAGAGACAAAGGCGTTCATCGTCGTCCGGTTGCTAGCATGGATTATCGTTTTGCGGGTGGTTCTGCGGTCGAAGAAGCTGCAAGACGCGGGGGCGCACAACCTGCAACGACAGCGGCTGGTCCCGTTGGTGGTGGCGACGATGCCAGCGTTTTGTCGGAAGCGGCGCAATGGGTTCGCGACAAGGAGAGTTTTACGCCAAGGAATGAGCCTGATTTTGGTCGACGCAAAATTGGCTACGGCACAGACCCTAAAGGGCGTACTTCAATCACTGAACCGGAAGCGCGCAAGGAAGAAGAAGATTATCTTGCGGGAAGTCTGGCTCGCATCAATGCGATGAATCCAAATCTGACGCGCGGACAAAAGATTGCACTGGCGTCGCTGGATTTCAACACCGGATGGACAAAAAAGAGCGGCGATAAGAATGATGCGTTGCGTGCTGCCGTCAAGGCTGGTGACATGGGCGCGGCGCGTGAATTGTTCACCACTTATACCCATGTCGGCGGACCGCACGGCAGGGTGGTGAAAGGTCTGGTGACGCGGCGTCAGGAAGAACTTTCGGTTTTTGATAGACCTGACCAACAGCGTCCCGGTGGTGCTTCGTCGATTGATCTGGCGGCGGCGAAGCGGCGCGCTGGAATCATGGATGGTGAAGGCAGGAAGCTGGATGGCGATTCGCAGAGCGTGACGGTGAATGGCAAGGGTCAACTGGATGTCAAGGTCAGCGCCCCGCCAGGCACCCGCGTCAAGGCTAACGGCGACGGTCT